GAGTGGCGGGCCGTCAGAGAGAAAGCTGCGCTGGCCTCGCGCGGCCGCGCGGTCCGCGTCCCTGTCGCTGCCGCTGAGGACGAAATCCCCGGCCTCGGTATCCGCCTGCGCTCGCGCTTCCGCGTCCTTCACAGCTTGGGCTTGCGATGCATCGTGCCGCGCCTGGCTGGCAGCCTGATCGCGCAGTCCGTCGACGGTGGGATTCTCGAGCGCTAGGGTTTGCGCGCGGCCCGCTGGATCACTTCCTGCGCCTGGTCCATCGCCTCGCGCTCCTGGTTGGCCTGGACCGCTCGCAGAATTGCCAACGTCCCTTCGGCCATACGCCGTTGCTTGGGACTTAACTGAGGCCTCGAAGACGCCGGGGTCTCCGTCGGCTTGGATTGAGGCGCGTTCGATAATGGCTTCTCGGGTTGAGACATCCTTGATTCCTTGCTCGCTCAGGTAGACCGCAGCATCGAATTGCGCCGCCAGCTCCTGCATGGTCGTGTCGGCCGGCATGGCGTCGATCGCGCCAAAAAGATCCTCGGCCAGCTTGTTTTTATCCTTGGCATCGCTGAACCGCTCGGCCTGCTGTTCAGCATACGCGCGGCGGGCGGCCTCGTCCATCTGCTCGAGCGAATAGACCGCCTCGCCCTCCAGCGCCTCGCGCACGCGGTCCATGGCCGTGCCTGCCAGGTCGACGGTGTCGCCCTCCATAGGCAGGTAACCGGCCTGCTGCATGGCTTCCACCAGGCGGTCGGCGTCCATGCCACCCTGGCGGAACAGGCCGGGCGCCCGCCGGTTGGCCAGGTGAGCGCGATCGCCGTAGATATCGGCGGCCAGTTCGGGGCGAATGCCTCCGGCCTGGCGCACCATCTGCAGGAAGTCGCGCCGCGCGCCGCGCGCGAAGTCGGCCGCAGAAGGTGCCGGCGCCTCGCGCGGGGGTTGGCCAGTGCGCGGCCGCGCCACAAAGCCGCCATCCGCCGGTTCGACGTCGGCATTCCCGTGCAGCGTGGCGGCGCGCTGGGCCGCGCCACGGGTCAGGAAGGGGCGGCCCCCCTTGGCGGTAATGTCGGGCTCGGCCACCAGCGTACCCAGGCCGGATTCCGACGCGGGCTTCGTCGTGTCGCCTTCGTCGATCCAGCGCTTGAACGTGGGCACGTCCATCTGGGTGATCTTGCCCATGCCACGCCAGTCCGGCGTGTAGCTGTCGCGGTAGGCGCGCTCGGCGTCCTCGCGGGTGTCGTAGCCCAGCATCACCTTCGCTTCATCGAACCGGCCGCCAGCCGGATCGACCTGGTCAATGACGAACACCGGGCCGGCAAAATCGGACGTGGTGTCCGGGCGAACGAATACGTCCACCTGGTCGCCGTCGGCGCCCTGAGTCCGGCGGATGTAACCATAGTGGCCGGCCATCCGGTTGGCCCAGCTGGTGCCGTCGGGGGACGTGCCGCGGCGCTCCGACCCTTCGGGGTTCTCGATGGAGATATCCATGCCAGCGATGCGCGTGCGCCCGACCTTGTAGTTGCCGGCATCCTTCTGGGCGTCGGTCGGCTCGGGGCGGTCGTTCGTCGGCGACGTGGCCGCCTCGTGGGCTGCGGCGTCGGTTGCCGCGCCGGGGTGGCGCTCGCCGGCGGCCGCGACATCGGGCGTCATGCCCATGGCCGCCTGGCGCGCCAGCTCGGCGTCACGCTGGCCGGCAGTGGCCGCCACGCCCTCGCCGTCGACCTGGTAGACCGGGGCCGGCAACGCCCGCCGCACCGGCGCGCCCGACAGGGCGGCACCTACCGCTGCCTCCAGCTGCGCCGCGTTGTAAGGCTGCATGGCGTTCTCGTGGCGGATGATGGCGGCCGTCAACCCGGTCAGCGTCGCCGGGTCGCTCAGATCCAGCTGCTGGTTGGGCTCCACGCCCAGCGCGCGCGCCACCTGGCCCACATATGCGCCGGTGTCGTTTTCAGACGGCGGCGCCCACCGGTTCAATATTCCCAGCACGGTGTCCAGACCGTGCTGGCGCTGGTAGGTCAGCAGGTTCATACCGATCGCGCGGATACCATCCTCCGGCGTAGCGAAGGTGGCAAAGCGCGGATCATTGCCCTCGACCTCGCCGGCAAAGCCTGCGCCCTTCTGGATGTTGCCAGGGTTGTTGTTGCGGATCCCGCGCGGCGCGTTGGCGGGCATGCGCCACGAGTCGCGCGCGACGAAGCCCTCACCTGCGGCGTACCCCTCCGGCGCCGGCAATGCCGCGCGCTCGATTGGTCCGTCCAGGACGGGAAAGGCCTCCGGCCCCTCGAGCGCCGCCGGCCCGTCCATGGCTTGGCGCAGCGAGTTGCCCGGCATGGGCTCGGCGAACAGTTCAGACAGCCGCACGAAGCGGCCGCGGCCGTCGGCCGTCCGGATTCGGGCCAGCTGTTCACCGCCGGCGCGCGCGGTCGCGGCGTTGCTCTCCACGCCCAGGAACTCGACGGGCAGCTCGCGGCCGTTCTGCCGCAGGTAGACCTGCTGGCGCGGCGCGAAGCCTGCGGCCTGGCCGTCTGCATTCGCCGTGTCCGTGGCAGCCGGCGCGCCCTCGGTGCCGCCGCTGCCCTCAGCTGGCGTCGGCGCGGCGCCAGCGGCCTGCTGGTCGACCGCCGCCCCGGGCCGCACGATGAACCCGTTTTCGTAGCGCAGCACCTGCGCGCCCTCGCCCAGCTCCTCGGCCCGCTGGCGCGCGGCGCTGGCCGTCACAAACGGCTTGCCGCTGGCGTGCATCACGTCGCCCGTCTCGAGGCTCGGCGCCGACGGCACGCCACGGTGGCGCACGCCTTCGGTTGCGCCATGCACCGCCCCCGGCCCCATGCCTGCGACGAAGCCCAGCGCCGCATTGCCGAAAGACCCGGCCATCGGGTCCAGCGCCATGCCCGCGCCGGCGTTGATACCCTTCTGGGTGGCATACCCCTCGCCGACCTCCTGGACGGCTTCCTCGGTGCCGGCCAAGGCGGCCTTGCCCAGGGTCTGCGCCACCACGCCGCGATCGCCCAGCACCCGCCCTGCCGGCGACAGAATCCGGCCGGTAGCCGCGCCGCCGACCGCGGACACCGGCAGCGTGCGCACGAATGCGGCATTCTCGGCGTCGGCGCGCACGCGAGCGCGCGCTTCCTCCGGCGCCACGCCCTGCGCGATCAGATCTCGATATGCGGACGATGCGGCGGCCAGTTGCTGGTCGTCCAGGCCGTCGATCGTTTCTCGCGCCTGCTCGATCGCATTACCGCCGCCCATGGCGCCGCCAGCAGCAGCGCCTGCGGCCATGCGGGCCCCGACCCCCAAGGGGCCGGCGGCCACCGACGCGAGGACGGGCAGCGCGCTGGAACCGCCAGCGTTCAGCGCCTGCAGGGCCAAGCCCGATGCTGACGGGTCACGGCCCAGCGTCCACGTTTCCGGCTTGTCCAGGTCGCCGCCCGGTTGCGAGTCGGCCTCACGGCGCTTCGCCTCTTCCGTGCGCGAGTCCAGCATGCGTTCGCCCAGGCGATGCGTTGCATCCGCCGCCCCCTCCAGGGGGTTGGTGGGGATTTCCAGGCCAGCATCAAAGGCCTGGTTCACCGCCGTCACGCCGACACGGCCCAGGCCTTCGGCAACCTTCCCCACGCCGCGCACGGCACTGCCGGCGCCCTTGATCGCGCCGCCGGCGAGCGTCTTGGGGAAGTCGACGAACTCAATGCCGCCGCCATCCTGCTGCGGCCGCGTGTAGTCGGCTACGCGGAAAGTGAACGGCAGGGGCTTGCCGGTGGCGCCCGCCGGCGAACCGGCGTCCGAGAACTGGACATCCAGGTCGGCGCGGACCTGATCGCGGCGCGCTGCCACGTTGTCTTTGAACTCGATCCCGTCAGCGGGATTTTCAAAGTTTTCCATCTATTCCCTCTATTCTGCGGTGGTGCGGCCCATGGCGGCGCGCGTGAATTCGGATCCCTCGGTGGCGCGGGCCCAGCGTTCAGCCGCGGCCTGCTCGGCCACGCGGGCCAGCTCGACATCGCGCTCGGCCTGCTGCAGCTGCGCGGCGTGCCTGGCGCGCGCCTCCTGGCCCGCTTTCAATCCGGGCGGGCTGGATCGCAATTGGCGTACGAGGGCTTGTGCCTGGCGCAGCTCGGCGCGGGCGGTATCGAGCTGGGCGCCCTCTGCGCTATCGGCCGCCACTGCTGGGGAGGTGGCGGCAACAGGCGCGGCGCGACCGGCCGGCGCAGGCCTGGCCCCAGTCGGCACCGCCTGTGCTGGCCGAGATGTATCGGCTGGAGCGGCCGCGGCCGGCGCCGCCTGGCCTTCACCCTGTGCAGGCGCTGCCACCAGGCGCGCCCGGATTTGCTCCTGCACCGCCTTAGGCACGACGGACACCGGTAGGCGCACCAGCTGGCCCTCGTGCTCAACACCAAAGCCGAACTGTCGATCGCCCAGCCGGATAGGCGTGATTTCGGCGGTGCCGTCCTGCACCTGCTGGGCAAGCGCCGCCAGGTTCCCCGCCGTCAGTACCTCGCCGGCTGGCGTGCCGGCATTCAGGCGATTGATGTTCTCGCCGGTGGCGATGATGCCGCTCACCAACTTGCGCTGGTCATCGCCCAGCCCGTCCAGGCTGTCCACCTTGAAGATGCGCATGACGTGGTTGGCGAAATCCTTGTCGGACGTAGTCATCCTGGGCTTGCCGGCCTCGCTGCCCTGGGCGCCGACACGCAGGCCGCCCAGCCCATCGGGGGTGTACAGCGTTTGATCCTTGCCAACGAGACGCGGCTTGGCGAGTTCTTCCTTCATCCGCAGTTCGCTGGCCAGCATCTGCTCGCGGCGCTTCTGCTCGGCATCGAAAAGCAGCTTCGCCTGCTGCGCCACCATGGCCTGCTGCGCCTTCGGGTCGCTGATGCTGCGCACGAAGGTCTGCAACATGTTTTCGGTGATAGGCTGCTGCACCGGCTTGCCGGTCACGGTGTCCACGCCGACAAAGTCGTACACCGGCGCGCCGCCGGCCTGTTCACTGCGGCGATTGATTGCCTTCACCTCGATGCCTCCCGGCATGAACCGGTTCACGAAGGGGACATAGGCGTTCGGGTCGCCGGTCAGCTGGTAGCGTCCCTGTGCCGCGGCGAAGGCCTGTTCACGGTGCTGGCCGATGTACTTCTCCCGGTCCGCCAGCAGTTCCATGGCTCGGCCCGGCTCTCCCAGCTCCAGGGCTTTCCGATATGCCCGCGTCAGTCCGTCCGCGACCTCTCCGAAATCACCCGCCCCGAGGTAATCAACGGGCGAAGGACTTTTTTTTTGCGCCATTGCGGCCGATTGCCCGGCGTTCGGCAGCCCGGCCTGGGTGGTGCCCAAGCCCGCCCCGCCCGTCGATACATCGGCCAGCCCCAACGACTGGGCGGTTGCCGTGGCCGGCGCTACCGGAGCGCTGGTAGCGACAGGCTGCAGGCCTGGCCCGTCTCCCATGGAGGCCCCTGTTGCCACCGCCTGCGGCCCCTGCACCGGCTCCAGCCCCGCAGGAGCCTGGAGATGGTCGCGGGTTCCTCCCATCGCCGCGGCAATCTCCCGGTTCACACGCTTCTGCCGGTCGGCATCCTCACGTTCGCGCGCCCGATCCTTGGACACGTCATAAGCCTGGGCGATTGCCATCCCATTGCGCAGGCCATCGGCCAGGCCACCCGCAAAGCTTCCATTCAGCGCCATCAGATCCTCTCCAGTCCAATCAGGCCGGCCGACAAGTCGCCCGACAATGCCGGCGGCAGTGCGCCGGCCGTTTTTTCGTCGGGTGCATTGCCCACCGCCAGGCCGGCGACGTCCATCAGTCCCACGTCGCTGCGCCGCCGCTCCAGACGATCCACCTTTTTGGCGAGCGCCCGGATCGCAGCGTGGTGCTTCCCGGTCACGCTGACCATGTCCAACCCCATCCCGCCAGGCGCCACGCCATCGCCGAACTGCGCCTGCATGTCTTCCGCATAGGGGCCAACGTGGCGGCCGCCGTCCTCAACGCCATCCTTGTATTTCCAGCTCTCAACAGGCACCTTGGTCAGACCTTCCAACGCCTTCTCGTCGTCGACGGGCTCGCCGTCCTCCTTGAGTTCTTTCGACGACGACATGAAGTACTGGCCCGCGAGCATCGCGCCGGTGCCTATAAGCGAGCCCAGCCCAGACTGGCCAGCTTGGCTGGCCTGCTGCTGCATGTTCATCTGCGCCAACCCCATCTGGCCGGCGGCACCGTAGGCGCCGCTCGCCATACCCAGCAGCCCCTGCCCCGTCCCCGCGGCATTGCCCTGGGCCGACTGCGCCCCCATCACGCCAGTGGCGGAGTTCCCCGCCTGCAGGGCCGCCTGCGACGCCGCAATGCCGGTGCCGGTCTGGTTCCGGCCGAACTTCGCCGCGTTCTCGCGCAGGCTCATGCCCAGCAGCTTGGTGTCGTTGCGCTCCTTGTTGACCGCGCCGGCGGTTGCCAACGCCCGCGCATTGGCCTGATCCGTCATGGCGGTGCTGCCCAGGCTGCTGGTGGGTGAAACGCCCATGCGAGCCATCTCGCGCGAGGTCTGCGCCTGCGTGTTGTCGAACTGCCGGCCCACGGTCGCCGCGGCCAGGCCTTCGCGTCGCGCGATCTCCTCCGGGCTGTCGTAGTTCATGGCCTCCTCGGCCATCTTGTTCTCGATCGGCTGGAATACGGACTTGTACTGATTCCATTGATCGTCGCCGCGCTGCGCGTTCTTGTTGGCCTCGCCCAGCGCGTTGTTCAGCAGCCCCTGGTAGATCGGCGCGAACTGCTCCGTCAGCTGCTGGTTCCATTCGAAATTGCGCTCGGCAAGATCCTGGGCGCGCATGCCGATCTGGGCATTGGCTTCCTGGGCCCGGCCGACGGCCGGATCCTGTTTCACTTCCGTGGACATGCAGCCCATTTCAGTCACCTCGTGCGGCCTTCTCGGCCTCCAGGTTGGTCAAGTACTCGGGGTACGGTTCAGCCAGCTGGCGCAGCTCCACCCCCACCGCGCGCGCCCAGTCCATGCCGCCCAGCAGCAGCGCGCAATGGGTCACCAGGTCGACATAGGAGGCGCGCAGGACATAGGCCGTCCGCTTGCCCGCCACGCCGCCCGCTCGCTCCAGATCCGTGGCGATCGTCCAGTTGGTCGCGGCGTTCGCCAGCACCGCGTTGAGGCTGGCGAAATTGGCCTGGTAGAACGCATTGCGCGGCAGCACCACCAGCGCCTGGAACATGGCGCGGTTGATATCGGCGTCGCTGAGAATCCTGTCGCGGTCGACCAGGTCATCCCAGAAGTGCGCCACGTCGAACGCCGTGCGCAGGAAATCGACCGCGCTGGCGTTGCCGCGCATCCAGCGCAGCGCCATCGCCTGGTCAAAAAAAGGCGCGCTCATCGGCGCGCCTTCGTGGTCTTGACAGGCTTGGTCGCCCGCCTGCGAGTGGCGGGCACCTCGGCCTTGCGGGCATAGGCCGGGTCGATGGCTCCAGCATCGTCGGAACCCTGCGCCGCCGCGGCGGGCGGCACCATGGACGCCGCGGCCGACAACGCCTCGCTACGAGCGCTTTCGACGGCCTGCTGCGCCACCTGCAGCAGACTCATCACCAGGCCCATGGCCAGCTCCTGGGTGATGCGGTTCCCCACGTTGGAGAAGATGGCGTTTTCGATTTCCTTTTGCATGTCGTCCTTGCCAGCGGTTGGTTAGAGAATCCCGGCCACGTCGATGATTGACACCTGCGGGCTGGGTGCATACGAGATAAAGGTGTTGGTGCGGGTTGGGCTCCAGCCCAGGAATCGCACGCCGAACTGCGGGAAGCCCGCCCAGAAGCCGTTCGCGGTCGCCTGCAGCGCTTCGGCCATAAGGTAGGTTTCCCAGCCTGTCACGCCGGGCAGCGAGTTGTATCCCTGCCGGACAAAGGCCTGGTTGTACGCGTACTTGCCAGACACCAGGCCGCTGTAGGTCCAACCGTCCCGATACGCCAGCCGGTAAGCGGTGTAGTAATCGGGAATGTTCACGCTGCCGATGACGTTCAGCGGGCGCTGCGCCGCGGTGAAAATCTGAGCGCCGGACTCGCTGAAAGCATCCAGGTAGCTCGGCGTCACCGGTCGGTCGAACACGTAGTACTCGGCCGGATTGTTGAACGCGAACTCCAGGGTCCCGCCTGAGAGATTGGCCCAGGCCAGATAGCAGGCCTCGCCCACCGGCCGGAAGAACAGGACCGGGTCAATGGCTGCCACCGCCGCCGAGTTGCTGGCCACACCGGCGTGGCGCAGGAACATGTTGATCGACGAGCTGTCCACGATCAGCTCGCTGGCGCCCGAGAGCAGCTGAAAACCGGCAGCCATTCACCGCACCCCGTAGATGATGGTGGCGGTCGCCCTGTCGCCCGGCATGTCCTCCAGGAATTTCCACCGGAGGGTGATCCCGTCGCGCCACACGAACGGCGCATTGACGCTCGCCGGGTTCCCTTGCGGCAGGGTCGCAAACCAGGGTTCACCGCCCTCTGCCAGCCGGCCATCGGAGTGCGCCCCGTCCGACGTGCCGGTGGCGACCTTTCCGTATTGCCGACTGATCTTGCTCAGGTAGGACGTCAGGACGGCCCCGTTGGGCGCGTAGGTCTCGATGCCGGCCGGCATTACCAGATCCCCAGACGCACGCGCAGCACGTTGTTGGCGTCGAACACCAGCAGCAGGTTGTCACGGATCTCCAGGCGCGCGCCGCTCACCGCCGTGCGCAGCAGGCCGATGGTGGCGGTGATTGCCGACAGGCTCGCCACATTGAGCTTGTCCGCCGTGATAGAGCCCGCGGCGATGCGCGCAGCGTTCAGCACGCCGGCTGTGATCTTGTCGGCGCTCAGGTTGGCGATCTTCGCGTTGGTGATCGCCGCGTCCTCGATGTTGGCCGTCTTGACGTAGGCGGTCGTGATGACGGCCAGGCGCGCGGACAGCGACGCCACCGTCAGCCGGTCCGCATTCAGGCTGTTCACCGCGATGCGATCGCCGCTCATCTCCCCGAACGTGACCTTGGCCGCCGACAGGTTGGCGATCTTGGCGTCGGTGATCGAAGCGTTGCCCAGCTTGGCGTTGGAGATGGAACCGTTGGCGACGTACAGGTCGCGGATGTAGATGCCGGCAGGCACCGGCACGCCGTTGATTTCCGTCGGCTCGGGGATCTCGTACAGCAGCGCCTTGGGGTCGCCAGCGGCCGACAGGACGTCGATCAGGTAGGCAGGGTCCAGCGAGACGGCGCCGGTCGTGCCGCCCACGGCGTTAAACGGCCCCACCTTGCCGCCGACGGACACGAACCGCACCCAGTAGAAATAGGTGGTGGCGGTGGCGCCGCCTACCGGATCCGCATACACCCAGCCGGTGGTCTGGCCGACGCTCTGCGCCTGCGCCTGGTTGTCGGTCGTGCCGCGGAAAATCTCCGCATAGCCGAAGTAGGCGAAGTTCGGCTTGTCCCATTCCAACACCACGGTGCCCAGGCCGGGCGTTGCCTTGAAGCCGGTCGGCGCCGGCGGGATGCCATCGACCACCGGCGGCGTGCTGGGCTGGAACGTGCCCCCCGGATTCTTGATGAGGATGGGCTTGCCATCGGCACCGCGCATGGTGACGATGCCATTCTCGACCAGGTCGCCCCAGGTCACCGCCTTGTCGACCGCCTGGCCGCCCTTCCCGAATCGCGTCGCCAGGGTCAGGCGCATCTGCTCGAGCGCGCGCGTCGCGGCCGGGTTATCGGGCAGCCGGGCGGACTCGATCGCCGGCAGGTCTGCGTAGCGCAGGCCGGATCGTGCAGAGGTCGCCATCGTCAGACCGCCGTGACGTTGCCCAGGACCGACGCCACGGTCACCTCGGAAATAGCCGCGGTGCCCTCGATGGTGAACTCGTAGCTGCGGGCGCGATAGTTGCCGCGCAGCCGGAACGGGCGGCCGTTGGTCACCTGGTGCTGCAGCTCCACGTCCAGCGGCCCACCGGACGTCTCGATCGTGGCCCGCAGCCGGAACGTCACCGGGTAGGCGTCGGCCACCACCTGGGCGGCGCCGATGTTCTGGGCGCGCTCGAGGATGAATCGTTTACTCACCCGGCGCATTGCCAGCGGCACCGCGCCCCCGTCCCATTTGTGCACGTTGCCATCAGGCAGCGCCAGGAACAGCTCATCGCGCCGGCCGTCCGAGAACGAGGCCGTCGCATACACATCGGTACGGGTCAGCGACATAGCGCCGCGGGTCAGGTCGAAAATCAGCCCGCCGCGCTCGGCGCCGGTGTCGAACCAGCAGAAGTAGCGGTTGTCGTGCACGCTGGCATGCATCGAGGCCGGCCGGTAGGCCTGCCACTGCGCCCGGGTCAGCAGCTCCTCGGTCACCACACCCACGCCGCCGGCCTGATCGACCATGACGAGGCCATCGGGAGAGGCGTAGACCACGCCGCCCTTGAACGCCCGGATAGTGCGCTTGGCGACGCACGGCTGGTTGCCATCCAGGCGCAGCGGCGTCAGGGTGACCGGATCCGCCTGGGTCGCCAGATAGGTGTCGCCCTTGGTGCACACGACCGTGGCCTGGCCCATGATGGCACCGCCCACGATCTCGTCCGCGACCGGCGAGTAGTACGGCCAGCCGAAGGGCTTGAACACCTCCGACCGGTACACCCGCTTGCCCGAAAACCCGATCATGAACCCGCCGGGGTGCGCCATCAGGCCGAACAGGTCCGCCGGCGGCGGCACCAGCGCGCGCTCGGGCAGCGCCTCGCCCAGCTCGGTGAAGTCGACCTTGTCGGAAAAGGTCACGGCGCCCGCCGGCACCTCTTTCCAAAAGCGCAGCACGGCCGTGCCGGCGGCGTCGGTGGTGGAGATGTAGAGCCGCTTCAACGTGATGTTGTATTCGCCGGCCGGCGGCCCCTCCATGTTGATCACGTTCAGGGTGTCGTTGGTGGCGGCATTGAACGGGTCGCTGACCTCGTTGGGCGGCCCCTCCTCGCCCCAGGCCGACACGAAGGTGTACGCCAGCAGGCACGACTGGCGCTCCAGGCCAGAGGGCGGATCGGGCTGCAGGGCGACCGTCACCGTCGCCCGCGACGTCGGCGCCGGGATGCCCAGCCGATACCACGCGGACGGCATCTGGCCGTCGGTTGTAGCCATGGTCGAATCCGTCACCCGCGGCGGCTGGCCTGCCTCGGTGAAGTAGGTCCGCTCCTGCGCGTCGTCCGGAATGGCGCCGCGCGCCACATCGGTATCGTTCAGCCAGTGGAACCAGTAGCGCGAGTCGTCATCGATCGAGCGGCCGAAACGGTAGATCGCCAGCTTGGTGCCGACCTTGGCCAGGTCGGCGACTTTGGCCGGCGCCCGGTACGGCACCAGCGAGCCGCGCTGCAGACTGGCGTTCAGCACGTCCTGGCTGGCGCCGGCCGGCAACAGGTGCGGCTCAACCCTGGGCAGCATGCCCGTGAACGCCTTTTCCGCTTCCCGCATCGCTACCTCGCACGCGCCGGCTTGGCGATGTTGGCGACGTTGCCGCGGGCCCGGAACACCAGGAAGGCCAGCAGCAGCGTCAGGCCCAGCTGCCACGGGCTGACCGCGCCCTGCCGCGCCAGCACATCGAGCGCCTGGCCGCCAGTCAGCACCACCATGAGATAGGCCACCACGGACATGCCCACGCGATACCGCGCGCCGCGGCGCTGGTAGCAGGCCAGGCGCAGGGCGGTGGCGAAATTGGCGACGACAAAAAGAAGGGCCACCAGATGGTGGCCCGTGACGGTACTGCCGAAGTCCCAAGGATGCATGTCAGCCTCCCCGCTTCCAGAAGGTGAAATCTGCCGCCTCGATCTTCTTGATCGCCGTGATGGCGACTGTCACGGCCACCGCGGCCGCACCGAAGCCGGTCACCACGGTTTCCTGAATGCCGATCAGGCGGCCCAGCTCCGGCGCCGCGAAGTAGCCGATCAGCCAGGACACCAGGCCGTAGACCAGGCGCTTGGCGACGCCCAGCTCGTTGCTGTGCACGATGAACAGGGCAGCGCCGGCGAACGCGCCGATCAGCGCTCCGCCATCCACGCCAGGCAACATCGCACCGAAAAGCAGCGCCGAGGCCGTGGGCAATGCTGCGCTGATCGCGCTGGTAGGTTCAGCCATCATTTCTCCTGTGTGAGGTCTACCAGCTAGGCCTTGATGGCCGCGGCGAGTCGGAATAGGTCATCCCGCTTCGCTTGAGTAAGGCCGAGGACGTCAGCCGCAGCGTTGAGCATGGCGCTGCCATGCTCGAATACCTGCAGTTCATCCCAGGCACGCCGGTAGTACGCCGGCGTCGTCGGATCGTTCAGTAGCTCCTCGAAGGCTTCGAATAGGGTTCGCTCAGGGCGCCCCTCCGCAGGAAAGCGAGTAAGGCGCATCGCCTCGCGGCCCTGATAGCGCGAGACCGACGCCGGCGGTCCTGCCGGCGGCTCGGGCATTTCTTCCAACGATGCGGGCACCAAGGTAAGCGGCGCATCGACTGGTCCGAACGGCGAACGGAATACATAGTGACCGGCCGAGTTATCTGCGATCACGTCGTCGTCGAACTGATAGAACTGCCCGCTCGCGGTGTCCTTGAATGTCCCCATTACCTGTACTCCTGCCATTGGCTAAGCGAAATTCCGGAGGCGTTCGCCACATAAGCAATACCGGGTGGAATCACCGCCGTCACCGCCAGAGCAATACCCTGCGACGCCCAGATAGACCGGGCGACGAAAAGGCCGCCAATCGTAATGCCCAGGTTCCCGCCCGCACTTGTATTGGTGTCCCCCGCGATGTAGACCACGATGGGGCGGCCGGTCGTATTCGTGTAGGCCACACCGATGGTGCGACTTCCTGCAACATTCTGCATGCTCTGACCGACGCCGAACGCCTGGCCTCGCACTGTCTGAAAGGCGGCGTTCAACGTCTGGAAGCCAGCATTGAGAACGGCGTAGTCGCTGGCCAGCTGGGCTGCGTCCGCGCTTCCAGGGTTGGTGACGGCGCCGAACGCCTGTATGGTCCAGACGCCGGTGACGTTCTGCGGGTGCGTCTTGTCGCCCGAACGCGGAGGACCCACTTGCGGATCGAACTGGATGGCCTCCCCGACTGATGAGTACTGCGGCCCGGAACCGGCCCCGTAGTTGGACTGGCCGTATACATCGGCTCCGCCAGATGCGGTCTTGATATTGATGTAGTGGTGGTGCTTCTGGAACTGGTCCCGCTGGATGGCACCCCAAACGCCATTGGAATCCGTACCATCACCCGAGAGAAAAACGCGCCCGAGCGAGCCTGTGGAGCGGCCGTTCAGATCTGGCACTCGGATGGTTGTCGAACCGTCACCGGCGGTATAGCAGCCACGGTTGCGTGGGTCTGCCAACCAATCGGCTTCCGTGGCCAATGGCACAGTGCCGGCCAGCACCATGGCGGCAAGGTCGGGAAAGGTAGCGCGCGAAATGGTCTGGCCATCCGCAGGGATCCGGCCTGCCGGGATCGACGAGCGTAGCGGCCACCAGGCCACCGCCCCCACAGGAACAGGCGACTTCACCCGGTACTTGCCGGCAGCGGCATCCCATTCGGCCATGCCCTGCCCGTTGACATAGACAGGCCCGCTGTCGACCGTCGGCAGCTCGTCGGCGCCGAACGGCTGCACCGTGCGGCGAAGCAAGCGCTGTTCCGGCTCCCAGGCATTGTTGGCCGCATTGCGGCGCTTGAGCCAGCCGGTCCCGGTGTCCGCCCAGCGCATGTACGGTGCGACGTAGGCGCCCGTCAACGTCGCAGGGTCCACGGCGCCGGAGAAGTCCGAAGCGACGTTGACGAAGTTGTCGTCGACCTCGTCACGGGTCAGCAGGCGCGCCAGGTTGCGCCGCAGGGTGAGCAATCGGGTCATGGCTTACCCGCGCTGCTGGGCCAGCGTCCAGTTGATGGTGAACACGTCCTCGGGTTCCTTGTTCTTGACACCGAATACAGAGCGATTCGTCATCGTGCCGGCCGTGGCTGCATTGAACAGGGCGGCCTCGGTGACCGGCCCTGACCCTACGCCCTCGCCGAAGGTGGCCGTATAAAGCCGCTGCGCGCCGGTGCCGGAAATCGTGATCGGGACGCGGCTGCCAGCGATTTCCGCCTCCAGGGTCTTGTCGGCACCCGCCGCCGGCGTCGTGCCGATGCCCAGCGCCATATGGGAAATCACCCCCACCGCTTCGCCAGCGGCGCGGGCGGCCAGATAAGCCAGGCCGTCATCGGTGAACAAGTTCTTGATGACGAAGCGCTCGATTTGCCCGGTGCGCCCGCGGTGGACGATGATTTCCAGGTCACCCCGGTTCAGGGCGCCGGAGCTGTTCAGCATGTTGCTCATGGGAAAGTCCTTTCAGAAGGAAGTGGCGTCGCCGACGTAGTCGTCGGCATAGTCCAGGGCGTAGTTCTCCAGCACCACACGGCCGAAGTCATGCGACGCGGCTGCATCACGGCGCTCGCGGGCCACCGCCAGCGCCAAGACGTCGACCGCCACCGCAGAGTCGAATCGAATGGAGCGCACCTGCTGCCGGGCCCAATCCACTGCGGTGCCGGCCGACAGCCGCACGAACGCAAGGGCAAACCGGTCCAGCGCGCCAGCAACGTCGGCCCGGCCGAAGGCAACGCCGGCGCCCACCACGTCAGTGGCGACCGCGCCATCGCGGCGTTGGCCCACCACGGCGACGGCGCGCCAGTCGACGGCCGCCGCCAGGTCATGGCGGTTCAGGATCCGCACCAGGCGGAAGTAGTCCACGGCCAGGCCGAGGTCCGCCAGGATAGGATTCAGGCCCAGGGGGTCCGCCACCGCATCCACGCGCGCCACCAGGGTGCCCGAGGCGTCGACCGTGGCGGCGACAATTTCATGCTCCAGGTGAACGGGGCCGGTCATGCTAGAACTGCTCCCGCACCTGGAATTTCAGGATGGCGAACGCCGTCTGGATGCGGCCATCGGGAAAGGTCACCTCGACCTCGCCTTCGAATTCGCCCGCGGTATCCAGGGCGTCGGCCGACCAATCCATGGCCAGGCGGCCACCACGGCCGGCCACGTCATAGGGCGGGCGGTAATCGACGTCGCCCGTCTCGGGGTCGACGTAGCCGGCGATGGCAAAGCAGGGCATCGTGGCCTTGACGATATCGGCGCCCACCTCGCGGAACAGCAGCCGGGCGGTGGTGCTGGGCGCGGACAGATCCAGCGGGCGCCGCGTGCGCTGGTCCGTCAGTGACAGCTGCAGCTGGGGCGCGGTGTCTCCCTGCACCAGGCGGATTTTTTCGGTTGCCATGCGTTATTTCTGCTCGTTGGGGCTGGTCATCGCCTTGGCGGTGACGTCGCTGGTCAGGGTGGACTGGCATGCCGCCAGGTGCTGGGTGGCGCGCTGGTGGAACGCAGGCACCGTGTCGGCCTCTTTGAGGAAGGCGCGGTAGAGGATGTAGTCCACCAGCGCCGGCGCGTAGGCGCCCTCCTCGGCCAGCTCCTTGTCGCCGTCGTCCTTCGTGACCGCCGCCGGCGGCTTCGCGTAGGACAGCTCGATCACCACCCCGGCTCGCGCGGGCGGATACACGTCGAACTGGCCGGGGCTGCGCTCGTCGTACAGGAAGTGGCGGATCTCCTGGGCCTTGGACTGGCTGCGCCAATTCGGGCGCACGCGGCCCAGCGCCGCGGCGTCGGCCACCGTGATGGCGCGCTGGCGCGGCGCCGAGACATTGCGCGGCACGTCGAACAGCATGCGGGCGCCCCCCGGCAGAGCCTGGCGCGCACCTTCGGCGCAGGCGAAATCCTCGGACACCTCGTACAGGTCGGGCCGCAGGCGGTATGCCTCCAGGCGGCCGTCGCTCAACCACATCGGCAGCTCGGTGTCGTCCCAGTAAACGGCGCCGTCGTCCTGCAGGATGGTGCGCGCGCGGGTGATGACTTCGCCGACTTTCATTTGAATTCGTCCCCGCCAGTGCGCATCCGGCGCTTGGCAAAGCCACGGGCGCCATCATCGGCCAGCGCGTTGCAATCCCGGTCGAACTCCGTCTGGTAGCCTCCAGCGCGGCCGGGATCCGCGTAGCCCGCCTTATGCTGGTGCAGGCGCGCCAGCGCGCCGTTGGCCAACTTCTCGGCGTAGCGATTCAGCAGCACGTCGTGCAGCTCGCGCGCGTTCCTGGTGGGCGCGTAGGCCACCTCGAGCCGCAGCGCCCGCGGCGCCTTGACCGTGACCGCCGGCACCAACTGCACGAAGCCCGGCAGCCGGCAGTAGAAGTGCTGCACGTCGGCGGTGCTGCCAACCTGGCGCCAAGCCCAGCCGTCGGGGAATTTCTCCTCGAGTTCGGTGCGCGTGGCCGACGTCACCGGGCCCTCGGGCAGCCAAGCCGCCACCACATCGACAATCTGCGTGTCAGCCTCGGGCGGGTCCAGCTCGTACTCGGTCGTGCCAGGCACCAGCGTCACCGGATCGAGGAACGCGCGCAGCACGCGGGTGCGGGTGCAGAATTCGATCGCTGCGTCGACGATGGCATCCTCGACCGCCGGCGTGGGCGCGCCTTCGATCAGCGGCACCACGAACCGCTCGAAATCTGCGAGGGCGGCCATTACGTCGGTTCGCCCGCGGCGCGCGAGTTGGCCAGGCTGACGATCCGCTGGATCATCTCGTCCTTCTTGAGGGCCGCGTCGAGTTCATGGTTGAACTGGGCACGGGCGAACGTCGCCAGGTCTTCCTTCTTCATGCCCTGCAGGTTGGGCATGTTGAAAGGCGGCACCTGGCTCTGCTCGGACAATTTGCCGCCGCCGACCGCCTGCTGCGTGGTCACGACCAGGCCAATGTTGCCCGGGTTCTCGTCCGCTTCCTCCCAGGCCTCGCGCCAGACGTCCTTGTGGGGCGTCAGCTTGATGGCGATCAGCGGCGGTACGAAATGAATCTGCCCGCGCTCCCACACCAGGCCGGTGCCGGCGACCGTGTCCTTCTTCTGCTCCTTCGCCCCGATGTACATGATCGGGATGAGGTTGTCCTGTTCCATAGGGAACTCCAAAAAGGTGGGGCCAGGCGGTTTCCCGCCCAGCCCCGAAAGCCGCGCAATGCGGCGAGACAGCCCCGAAAAGGCTTAGGCGACGCCCACCATCTGGCCGTTGACCACGGCCGTCAGCTGCGGCGTGCCCGTGAAGGCGGCCCCGCTGATCGTGGCAACCAGCTTGACCGGCCGCTTGAACAGGATGGGATGGGCGGTCGAATCGACGTTGCCGGCGGCGGCGATGTCGGCGCCGGCCAGCCAGGCGTCCAGGTCGGCGACCGGACCGTCGCTGGCGTCGTAGGGCTCGAAGCCCAGGTCCGCCTTGACGCCGGCGCCAGCGGCGTCGGTGACCAGACGCACGGCCGTGACGACGACGCCGGCCGGGATAACGCCCAGGTAGACCTTGTCCGTGGTGCCGGCCGGGCCGCGGTAGCCGTAGGTTTCGACCCAGGCATTGCCGAAGGCCTGCGTGTGCAGGGGCTTGGCGTTGTAGTCGGGAGAGTAGCGATCCATGAAGTTCTCCAGTTCCACCGGGGCAGGCGGCCAGCCGGCCGCCCGCCGCCGATCAGGTGTTGAGGTTGACGACGGTGTCCAGCACCATCACGCCGTGGTCCGTCGGGATCTTGTTGCCGCGCGCGTCCGGCACCGAGAAACGGAGCTTCGCCTTGCCGCACATGACTTCGCCCGCGACTTCGAGGTTGCGCTCGAAGTTGTAGCGGTTCTCCATCCAGTTGGCGTAGGTGTCCGAGCCCTGGTTCTTGCCGTAGACGTGCGCCAGCGCCTGGGCGCCCAGCAGCATGCCGCGATCGACGGCGAATCCCTGTTGCAGCGCCGGGATGGTGACGTCCGCCTCGGCGGCCGTGGCCTGGCCAGCCTGGGTGCAGTAACGCACCGAATCACCCGGGTTCAGCCGGATGGCGCGGTCCATCTTGCGCACCAGGATGTTGTGCCAGATGCCGGCCTCGCCCGTGAACAGCGGGTGCTTCTTCGGTCCGGTGAACGACGAGGCACGGTTCCAGGCGTTCTGCAGAAACGTGCGCCACTGCAGGCTGTTGGCCGCCGTGTTGGTCAGAATGCTCTGCCACATGCGGTTGGTCACCAGCAGCAGGTACAGCGGCTCGTCATCGGCGGCGACGTCGCCCGCGATCTTGATCGGCTGGAGCTTGAACTCCATGTCGTCGATGATCGCGCCCAGGTGGTCCAGGTGTTCCAGCTTGAAGGTGTCGGTGGTATCGATCGCGCCCAGCGCCTGGCCGCCCTGCACCAGCGACGTGCCATCGGCCACCCAGTGGCGGTTGTAGGTCGGCGCCTTGACCGGGTTGATCATGATTTCGGCGAAATCCGGATCGTTGGCCATGGGCACCACCCAATCGGTGCCGACCTGGGAGCCGCGGGTGCCGGCCAGGTGCACGATGGTGGACTGGTCGTTGAAGCGGCGGAACCAGCCCTGCAGGTTTGCCATGGCCAGGCCGCGCAGGTTGTGCACGGTGCGCTGCTGGGTCATCTTGCCGCCAGCATCCACCACCTTGGTGGCCAGGTCGATGCGGATGTCCATGCTGGACATGTCCAGGCGCTCGCCTTTGCCCTCGGCCTGCTTGTCGCCCATGATCGGCTTGCCGCCGGTCTGGTTGATCAGGTCGACGCTGACCTGGTCGCCCTGGGACTTCGTCAGGTCGGTGACGCGCACCAGCGGCATGTCGGGGCTGGTCTGGCCTTTCAGCTTCGCCTCGGCGGCCGATTGCTTCGGCGCCGCCCCGGTCAGGTTGTTCATCAGCGAGGGCTGACGTTGGGTGTTGGCGAACAGCGCCGCGCCGAAAACCTTGCGCGCGAGCGGCGAGCCAACGGGAACAGTAGTTTGGGACATAAAGCCTCCAGTTCGTGGGATTTACGAAGAGAGGCGCGCCAGCTGCGCTTCGATTTCATCCGGCGACATGTTCATGAAGCGGTCCGTCAGGGCACTGCCCGACAGCGCCGCGATGGCGTCTGCCTCGGATGTGGCGGCCGGCTGGCCGCCAGGGATATCGGAAAGCGTGGAAGGCCCCGACGCTTCGGCCTTCGCTTTCGCGACGGCCTCGGCAACGCGCGCGGCAGGATCGGCTGGCTGCTTGCCCGCCGCGGCGGTGGCCGGGTCGGGTAGCTCGATCGCGCCGTGTTCGGCTTCGTACATACGGAGGGCGGCACCGAACCGCTCGGCGAGCGGCTTGTCCTGCCATGCCGGCTTGGCGCGCAGCATGGCGTCGATGGCGGCGACCTCGTTGAACTCGGCCGGGGCGGTGGTACGGAGGTGGGCGAGCTTGGGGATCGACACGATGGTGTCCTCGACGGTCACCAATGCCTGCACCTGCTGTTCGCGGCGCGCGGCTTCCGCTTCCTCGGCGGCGGGCCGGCCGGCGTCGACCTGTTCGCTCAGGCTCTTGGCCAGGTCGATCAGGTTGTCCATCCGGCGCGCCACGTCGGGAGCCTCTTCGCGCAGTTGCTCCAGCAGCTGCTCGTCGACGATCTGGTCCAGATCGAGCGACTTGGTTGCCTTGCCCTGCTGGGCGGCAGCCTGGTCCTGTTCCAGCTTGGTCGTCAGATCCCGCACCATCTGCTCGGCACGGATTGCGCGTTCGCGCTCCTGCTGCAGCACCTGGTAGGGAATGACGTTCTTGCCGTCCCTCGCCAACACAACGGCTTCGCCTTCTTGCTCGGCAGCGGCGGCCGTGGCCCCCTGCTGCTTACCGCCCTCGTCGGTGCTGGGCGCTGCACCGCTGGTATCGCCCTGGGGTTTGGCGCCGGCGGCGGTGGCCGCGGCGTCATCGGCATTCGGCTGCCCGCCCGCGCTGGGGGTGTCAACCTGCCCACCTGCCAGCGCGGCCAGCGCTTCATCCGAGTAATTGAGAGGGTCGCGCAAGACGTCATCGAGATTGTCGATGGGGTTGCCCGTCGTGGTGTCCGTGGTCATCTCTTCCTGCTCCTAGTTCTCGGATAGGTCCGGGGGTTGAAAACGAAAAAGCCCCCGACGATTTCTCGGCGGGGGCCAGTGGTTGCCCGTATCCCAGGGCGGGGAATCTGCGTCGGCGCGCTACGCGACCGTGGCTTGGCGGGTGCCCAGGCGCGCCAGCACCTGGTCGACCTCGTCCGTCAGTTGCTGGAACCGCTCCTGCAGCTGGGCGCCGCCGGTCTGCGCTTCGGCGCGAATGCGCGCGCGCACCGTCTCGGCCTCCTCGTGCATCTCGGTCTGCTGCAGGCGGGTCTGCCATTCGGTGGTGCGATCGGCCAGCTGCTGGCGAAGCTTCTGCACCTCTTCCTCGTAGCGCGCCAGCGCGCCGTCCACCTGGCCCACCGTATCGGTGTCGCCAGCGCCGGCCGCCTCGGCGCGGATGCGCTCGGCCTCGGCCAGCAGCTTCTGCGTCTTGGCCTCGCGCTCGGCGATCTTCGACTGGGCGTCCTGCATGGCGGTCTGCATCTGGGCCTGCGCGGCCTGATCGGCCTGCTGCTTGGCGGCCTGCGCCTCGGGCGAGTTCGGATCGGCCTGGATGCCCAGTTGGGCCCGCAGGAACGCCGCCATCTCCTTGCGCTTGCCGAAGTCGGACATTTCCAGCGCGAAGGGGATCAGCAGCGCCTGCATGTTGGGCGGCATGGACTTGAGGATTTCCGAGAAGGCCGCGAACTGCTGGGCGCGGTAGGTCGGGGTGCTGGGGACGTCGGACAGCGCCACCTTGACCGGCGCCGTCTGCACGTCGTTCTCCTTGTAGGCCTGGCCCGTGACCGGATCCTTGCGCGGGATGTTGACCACCACCTTGCGCTTGACCGTGCCGTTGTCCACCAGGATCTCGGCCTGGTCGGTCATGTCCTCTTTGATGAGTTCCAGCAGCGCATTGCCGACGCCGCGGCGCGCGACCCGGTAGTTGTCGTTGATCTTGGCCAGCGTGGTGACGCCCTGCTCCACTAGCGACTGGATGGCCAGGCCGGAGCTGGCATTGGACTGCTGGCCCATCATGGCGGCGTACACGCCGGCCGCCTCCTGGATGGCTTGCTTGCGCTCCTGCATGACCTGGAACTGCTGCTGGGACAGGTCGAAATTCGATTCGACCCGGATATTGGCGCCAGGCCGCAGCGCGTTCGGGTTTGTCACGATGAAGGCGTCCGATTGGCCGATCTCCCGGCTGACGTCGCTCATCGTGTTGTACTTCGCGTCCAGGGCGTCCGAGTCGATGAAGGTGCGCCGGCTGTTCATCAGCCACATCATGCGCGCCGCGCGGGCGTTCACCTCGTCCTGCGGGGACAGCATGGCCCGGATGATCCCATAGGGCACACCGGTCAGATCCTCGCGGTAGCCGAAGAATGGGATGTACGGGAAGCGGCGGCGGTTCGTGGCGCGGTCCTGAACCCGGATCGGGCCGATGTGGAAGGCGCAGCGAATCTTGTCGTAGACGGCGAGCTTGGGCTGGACGGCGCCGGCGGCGACCAGCGCGCGGTGCACCTGGTTCTGCTCGTTGAATTCCAGGGTGCGCCCGCCGGGCAGGGCCAGCACCAGGCCGCGCACCCAGACCCGATACCAGACTTCGAAGCACGTCACCACCCTGCGTTCGATGTCGCGCCAGTCCAGGTCATCCCAGGTGGTGCGCGTGCCCTGCCCGATGTCATTGAAGAAGTCCGCCGACATGCGGGCTTCGGTCGTCAGGTAGTCCGCCCAGTCCCGCCGGCCGGCCGCGGCCAGGATCATCTCTCGGTGCTGGGGGAAAAACGCGGCGATGTGGTCGGCGTCGTAGCGCTTCTTGCGCACCACATAGCGGGCATCGGTCCAGTCCAAGGCGCGGCTGCGCCAGTCCCAGTAGATCTCGGAGCGGGGAACGCTGGTGACGCGGTAGGGGTAGTTGAAGGGGTTGCTGTTGCGCGACACCTCCACCACACCGAAACCGGCCTTGATCTGGCTGGCGTAGGCGTCCGACGTGGCGGTATCTGCCTGGGCCTCGCGCTCGGCCTCGTGCATCTTTGCCGACAGCGCCTCGGCCACGTCCTGGTACTGGTCGTCGTCGCCCCCGACGCGCCAGTCGGTGCGAGTCTTGGCCTCCATGCCCAGCACGGCGTTGACCGTCGGCTGGATCAGGTTGGTGACCAGCGGCCCCAGGCCTTTCGCTTCCAGGCGGGCCAGCGTCTCGGCGTCCAGCTGGTTGCCGTCGTAGTAGTCGCAGGCCTTGTCCGCCTCGCGGCGCCAGGTCGGCTGGTTGCGGATCTCGTCCAGCCAGCGCTCAAGCTGGGACACGGACAGCGCGCCGGCGTCGGCCGGCGCCTGATCGCGGGCGTGCGCGGTCGCGCTGTCGCTGCCATCGAGGAGGCGGAAGCCGGTTACGGAAGTGTTCATGCGCGCCAGTTTTCCCGGTGTCGTTTGAAGTTGATCGGTGCGTTGTTGACCGCGAAGCGAAGGGACATCACGCCGTAGCGCGATGCGGAAATGACGTCGTCATCGATCTTCACGATGGCGCCGTCCTTGCGGTGGTAGGTGCGGTACTCGGAAAGCCAGAGTTCCAGGTGAGAAAAAACCTTGAATCGGCCGGTGACCATGCGGTTGAGCATGATCTGGATGCCGGCCTCGACGCCATTCGAGCCATCCTCGAACTGCGTGCGCTCCGGCAGCATGGACACGCCCTCGGCCAGGTAGGCGTCCCGCATCGGCGTGCCGGTGTCCTTCTGAGCCTGCAGGGCATCGTGCGGCCAGGCCACCGGGATCCAGCTGCCGCGCCCCTTGATGGCGCTGGCGTGCACGGAAACCGGCTGCTTCTTGGCGGCGTAGACGTCGTACACGTAGACGATGTCGGCGTCCTGGTTGTGCGCCAGCCAGGCCGCCGCCGTCGGGTGGTCCCATCCCAGATCCAGCCCGCAGATACGCGGCCAGCTGTCGGGGATGTTGAACGGCGGCACCACGATGCTGGATTCCGGTACCGGAAACACCGCGCCGGAGCCCAGCACCGGCTTGCCGTAGGCGCGGGCCTCCCGCTCATGGTCCGGGTAGCTGGCCAGGATCGCATCAGCCTGCTCGCGGGTGTAGTGCTCGGCATCGTAGATGCCCATGAACACCACCACGGTGCCGGCGTGCTTGTCGATCAGGAACCGCTTGACCGTCGCCGACATGCCCATCAGCGGCGTGAAGGTCAGATACACCGGGCCCAGCGTCGTGTTGGTCCGGGTGATGGCCTCCATGTAGATGTCGTGGGGCGGCTCCTCATCGAGCCAGACAAAATCCAGGGTTTCGGCCTGGAACTTCTCCCGGCCCTGCTCGTAGTTGCGAAAGCCCAGCACGCTCTCGCCGGCCTGGACGTCGCCACCACCACCATGGCGCACCACAATCATGGACACCGCGCCCGGCACGCCGGCCAGCGGCGCCACCTCCTTGATGGCGTCGCCGGGGATGGCGCCGGTCCCGCGTTCGCTGTCGACGCCAGGCCGGCCCAGCAGCAGGCGCTGCATGCCGTCGCGCGTCAGCGCCGACGACACCGAGGCCGCCCAGCCCGCCGTGGGCTTCTGGAAAACCTTGCCTTCCCACCATTCCGGGTATCGCCCGGTCAGGTGCATGGCCGTCTCGTAGGCGCCGGAGAACGTTTTGCCCAACTGGTTGCCGGCAGAAAAAAGGCGCTCGCGGTACGCGGCGCCTTGTGCGTGGAACTCCCTCTGTTTCTCGTAGGGGCGGTAGTACTTGAGCCGGTTGCGCTTGGCGCGCCACGCACGCTCCTGCAGCGCCCTGGCCAGCATCACGCGCGGATTGGACATCAGTGCATCGTGGGCCCGGCGCCAGCGCCGCCCGCGCGCAGCTGGGCAAGAACCTTCTCCACCGGGATGCCTTCGGCCTGGGCGATTTCCTGGGCGGCCTGCGCGATAGCGGCGTCCAGTTCGGCGTCGGACTTCTTGTCGAGGTCGCCCAGCCGCAGTTCCTTGCGCTCCACGAACATGCCCAGGTAGCGCCCGATCAGCTCCAGATTCGGGGTCTTGGCCGCCAGCTTGAGCGTGAAATTGCTGTTGCGGTCCCAGCTCCAGCCCACGATGCAGCGGCGCACGCGCTCGGGCAGCAGCCGCAGATCCTTCGGGCTGGTGATATCGCGCACCACGCCATTCTCGTCCGTCACCACCAGGTCCGCCGCGTCGTAGAAGCCCATTGCCACCCATTCCTCGAGGACGCGCTGGGCGGTGACTTCCAGTTTCGCCGACAGCTTGTCGCGCAGTACCTGTACCGCAGCCGCGACGTTAGCCTGGTTCAACAAGCGCGACGCGCCGCTGATGGCGGCAGCACCGCGGGCCCGGTAGGCCGCCTCGTAGGCCTTGGTCTGGTTCTGGAAGCCGCCGGCGGCGAACTCGTCCACGAACCGGCGCTGCTGGGGCGTCAGCGGACTATCCGCAGACACCACGCGGCGGGCGGACGGCGACAGCGTGCGTTTCGAGCGCGCAGGCGACTTCCGCGCCGATACGGGCGCTTTGGATTTCTTGGTGGGCATAGTACGGAAAAGCTAAAAGTTACAGACCGTAATAGAATCGGCCAATTCAAAGTTTGTGGGTGGAGTAGAGGATGTCTGATGAAGCTGGTAAGACGCGCCGCAACTTGGTTGTTTTGTCTTCGGCGGTGGTCGCCATTGCATTTCTGGAAGTACCGCTTCAAGGAAGCTTGATCGGTGCCATAAATCTGGACAAGGTCGATCCGAAATCGGCCTGGATTGCCGTCGCGGTGTCTTTGGCGTACTTCTTTGTGCGGTTCCTGACCGATGGAAATCACACAACTAACATAAGACGCTGGTGGGTAGAGGTACGTGAGTATCAGGCTGCGGTGGTAAGCGGCTTTCTACATTCGAACGGGGCGAACTCGGATGCAAGGAACTGGACGCTCGAGAGAGACAAGCCTGACAGCGACGGGGAAGTTGAATTGGTGATCTACCAAATTCACGGGCGGAAATGGCAATACGAAAGTGGATCAAGGGTTGCACATGCCCAAGGGTTATGGAGCGAGAGCGTTTTAGACCTCGAACAGATGCGTCACAACAGGCGGGAATTGACTGCCCTCTTTAAGGTGAGCCAACAAATACCTTTCAAAATACTCATCAAGAGTTATGTCATGGCACTCATGAAGGCCGCCATACCGGGGTGGGTATTTACAGAGTATGTTTTCCCTGCCGCCTGGGCGCTGATTTCACTAGGAGTCTGCTTTTTCAAGATCGCGACCGTACCCGCCGCGTTGTTCCAGCATCAGAGTATTTGCACATAAAAAAACCCCGCTCGGTTTCCCGGCGGGGTCTTAAGACGCACTGTTGACCAGTGACAGAATGGGGCCGATTTTGCGGGCGCGATCCGCAAATGTCAAGCTGCGGCCTCTTCCCCTACGATGCCAGCGCCGCGCAGCAGGGATTCAGCCAGTTCCATGGCGCGGGCTTCCTCGCCCTTCTTCCCCTCCTCGACCACGCCGGCGCCCTTGCGCACCACGCGCGAGCCGCGCAGCCAGATGGTGATTTTTCCGTTCTGATCCGTGACGGTGCGATCGCTGATGCCGGAGTGCACGGCCAGCTCGGAGAGCATCACGCGACCACGGTTGGCCTTGGCGGCGAAGTAGCGGGCGACGATGCCGTCGCGGACGGCGCGGTGCACGATGTGCCCGGACAGGATGCCGCTGGCCATGACGCCGTCGGACACGGCGCGCACCGCGGCAAACCAGTCCTGGTCCCACACGCTGCTACGGCAGCACGGACAAGGCGTCGTCTGCGGCATGAACCGGGCCTCCAGGATGCGCTGGTGCAGCGGCGCCAGCGCCTGCAGCTCGCTCAGGATGAATCCGGCCTGGGCAGCGCCGTCGACGCCAGCCAGGCCGCGGCCAGTGCGCGGCGTGCGGTCGGCCATCTTCACCATGGCCGGCCGGTCCAGGCTGCCGGCTGAGTAGTTGAAGGCGTAGGTGAGCGCCTGGTGGGCACCCTTGAAAAGCGGTTCGGACACTGTGCGCTCCTGGCAATCGTGAAGATTCTGTGCGCCGGCCTGCCCGGCCAGCTGGTCATTCCTGGTCATGGAATCCGCCGGTTCGCGCGCGGCTGCCGCCGTGCATCGAATGCATGGGCGGCTGGGCGCCGAGACGTTCGGCGTTCAGGCCCAACCTGGCGGCCATGCGCAGCGGCGCGCGCTTGGCAACGCCTGGCACCACCTGAACCTGGCTGGCATGTACCGGCGTGAGCGCGGGGGCCTCGGGCGCCGGCTTGGGCTCCGGGTCGGACGCGCGGTCGGTCGCCGACCTGGTGGTGGTCCCCGTGGGCGTGCTGGCGGCGGTGGTCGCGCTGGCCGCCACCGCCTGCTCGCCGGGCTTTGCGGACATCCAGCGCGCGTAGGCCTCCAGCTTTGTCGCACCGACGCCCCTGCAGCCGGCGCCGACGCATTCGTACCACTCCGAGCCGGCCGGGCGATCAGGCCAAAGACGCAGCCGCGGGCGGACCGTGGGCCGCGCGGGCGCCGCGGTGCTGATCGGGTATCGCCGGCGCTGCTTGGGCGGTTCGCCACGCTGGTGGCGCTGGACGGCCGTGACGATCTGCCACACGCGTTCGGGCGAGATGCCATAGGCACGCGCCAGCTCGGCGGTCGGTTCACCAGCCTCGCGCCGGCGAGTGATTTCCAGATTGCGATCGCTGATCTTCATGCGGCAGTCTCCAGGCCGAACAGCACAGACTGCGGGTCGTAGGTGTGCAGCGGCGTGATGACCGCCACCAGGCGCGCGCCATGCTCGTCCGGTTCAGCGCGCCGCGCGTGGATCTCGCGCACCCAGCGGTCGTCCTCGAAAACCACGTCCTTGAGGCTGTCCAGGACGACTTTCTGGGCGTTGTCCAGGTCCAGGCACTGCACGGTGTCGTCCCATGCGGTGCCATCCTTGCGCATGCGCTTCTGCCAGTCCTGCGGACGGTTCGGGAACAGGGTGAATTCGACCTTGACGCGGCCCGCGATCGGCTGGGCGACGCCGGCCTTGCGCGCCAGCGCCAGCACCTGCGCCTTGTAGGCCTTCGCCTCGGGCGTGACGTAGGTGCTGGTGAACGACCTGCCGCCGCGCGCCGTAACCGTGCGGCTGGCCCAGTAGCGGTTCGCGCTGATCGGGTACGGCAACACCAGGGTGTGGGATTGGATGGTCATCAAACTCCCTCGCTGCGCAGGTCGCGCAGCCATTCGATGCGCGCCTCGGCCTTGGCCGCCGGCGCTGGTTGGTAGGTCGCGCAGCTGCGGCGCCACAACGGGCTGACGAAGCTGCCGGCACGGTCGGTCATGAGCGCGCACCGGCCCAGGCCTTGTGCGGCCATGGCGGTGTGCGGGTGGCGCAGCGTGAAGCGCTCGCAGTAGACGCACTGCACGGCCGTGGTCACAGGTTCACTCCGTAGTCGACGCGCAGCCGCGCTTTGTCGTCGTCGGTCAGGCCTGCGCGCTCGATCACGCGGTCCTTGAACTGCCAGAACGGCTCGGCATCGCCCTGGGTCAGGCCCAGCTTGCCGCCCTGCTCGGTGATGCCGGTGGCGCTGGTCACCCAGGCGAGCGGATCGGCGGCCCTCGCCGCGGCGGGACGCTTGCCGTCCAGCCTGCTGGCGGCCGCGGGCGGGTTCACCACCTTGTCGACGAACACGTCGAGAAACCCGGCCGTGATCGTCCCCTGATCGCCAGTCGCCTCCCGATCGGCCACGGCCAGGGCATACGCCTCGATCAGTTGCTGAGCGGTGATGCCGGCCTGGACCCAGCGCACAATGCGCGGGTCGTTGCTCTGTGCGCCTCGCGGCGGCTTGCCGCGGCCCTTCTCCTGCTGGCGAAGCCAGACCGCGATGGCCATGGCCTGTTCGGATGGCGGCTTGCCCTCCTGCACCAGCGGCGGCGGCAGGTCGTCCACAGGTTCGCGCGCGGGAGGATATAAAGCCGCCGCCGCCATATCTTTTTTATTACTGGTTCCGGTTCCGGTTCCGGTAGCGTCACTCCCGCCGGAATCCCCTGGGAGTCCCGCGCCTGTCCCGCGGGACAAATCAGGACTACCAGCGGACGATCCGGGACTGTTTCCGTTCTGGGCTGCGGCGCGCTCGGCCTTCTTTCTCTCGCGGTATTCGGCCTTGCGGTTGCGCTCGCCATCGCGGCGTTCAATCATTTCCAGCACACGTTCGGCCAGCGTGTCGTGGTACAGCCGGCCATCGTCCGCCAGCCACCAGCCGCGCATTAGGCGAGCCTTGCAGGCCTGGAACTGGGCCAGGGGCATGCCGATGCGCGCCGCGATCAATTCGTCGTCTTGAGGCAGACTGCCGCAGGGGGTTTGCTCCCAGGCGGTCATCCACAGCATGAGCAGCCACGGGCGGATCTCGGGCGCCGCAAGGGCCCAGGTGTCCGATTGGCGGATCCGTTCGTGGTCCAGCTCGAACCGCCAGCCCTTGGCGCGCGTGTCCGCCGGATAGGGCCTGGGCTTTGTCATGAGGCCTCCCGTTTCTCGAGGCGCGCATAGGCATCCCACATTCGCAGGCTGGCCAGGCGCGCGATATCGACCGCCGCCGCCGGGCTGATGGGCTGGGCATCGCGATTGGGCGCGGCGCGGCGCACGCACTCCACGCGCATGGCTTGACCGACTGGACGCGGGTAGCCCTCGCGGTCCAGCAGCAGGACGCCACTCTTGGCGGTCGGAAGCGCCGCCAGCAGATCCGGGGTCCAGATCTCCTTGGGCAGCGCGTAGTAGTGCTTCCAGACCTTGCGCGGCCAGTCCTTCGGTGTGCTCTTGTATCGGGCGCGCCGGTACTCGCGTTCGAGACGCAGCTCGTTCATCCGCGTGTTATGGCGCAGCTCCGACACGGTGGGCCAGTAGCCGAGGTGTTCGCGGCGCCACCACTTTTCCTTCTTGGCGTCAGCTTTCAGGTCAGCCCGGCTGATCTTGATTTCGACGTCGATGATGCGCAGGTTCTCCGTCACCACCAGCAGGTCGCATTCGTGCCCGGTCCAATTGCAGTTCGGCACCACCACCAGGTACTTGCGGTTGAACGTCTGCCGCACCAGCGCACGGGCGATGGCATGCTCTGACCAGGTCAAGGAGCCTCCCCGCCGCGCACGGCCAGCGCCGTGACGATCGGCCGCACCCAAATGGGCGTTGACGAGAGCTGGAACGATTCGCCAGCGCGTGACAGCAGGATGGCCCGGCCGATTTCCTCGGCCATGGCCTTGGCCGCCTTGCGCGGCACGGCGTTGCCGATGCGCTCCCGGTGGGCGCTGTCGGACGTGCCGTCCATCTGGAAGGGCTCGCCGTTGGCCTCGGCTTCGGCGTAGTCGTCGGGGTCGTAGATGCTCTGCAGGGCCGCCAGCTCAAGCGTCGTAAACGGGCGGTGCCAGGTGCCGTCCTCGGCGATGATGCGGCACACCAGCTTGTCGTTGGCCGCAGGCAGCTGGCGCGGGTCGGCCACCGACCATGATCCGTTGTCGTGGCAGGCCGACGCCGACACGGCGCCGACATGCTGATCCCAGGCGGCGACGCCGTAGTGCCCGGCGGTCAGGTAGTGGTCGCCGCGCTCACGGGACAGGCCGGGCCGCGGGTCCGCCACCGCGAATGCGCCATTGGCATAGCCGGCGATCACTGCATGGGAGTGTTCCGCCCAGTCCGCCGTGTGAAACTTACCGTGCAGCTTGCTGGCGTCCGGACCGCCGCGCGGATCCGCAACGGCTTGCCCGCCGCTCGAAGGGCCGTGACCACTGCTGACCGTGCCGGCGCTGTTGGTCCAGGGCACCACGCGAAACACGTTCTTGTGGGTGTCGGCCCCGAAGCCGCGCAGGTCGGCCACACACTGGCCGGTGCCGTGGGCGCCCGTCACTGCGCGCGCAACCTCGTCATAGCGGACGATGCGGAACTCGTTGCTGTGCTTGGCCGGGCCATGGTGGCGCGGGTCGGCAACGCTGTAGGCGCCCTGCCCCGGACCCTGTTGGCCTGCGATCGCGCCCGTCGACGCATTCCAGCGGCGCACGCCGTAGGCCTGGCCGTCCTTCCACGCCGCCGACGGATCGAAACGGGGATCCGCGATCGAGAAGGCGCCATTCAGCGGCAGGGACTCGCCGGCAACCGCGCCGGTGGTGTCTTCCCAGCGACGGACACCCAGCCCGCCCCTGTACATCTGGGGCACCAACAGGTAGTCCCGCAGGTGGCCATCCTGCACCGCGAGGCGGTTCAGGCTGCGCCAGTCGCTGCCAGCTTCGACGAACGCCAGCCGCACCCAGGTTTTCCAGCTCAGGTTCGGGATGCGATGCATCGGGCCGGCGCGCAGGTCGCCAGGCAGGTGCATACGGCCCAAGATCTCGCCAACGGCGCGCAGCGGGCGCTTCGGCGGCTCGTAGATGAACGCCGGCACCTTCTCGGCGTGGCGCGCGATCAGCAGGAAGCGCTTGCGGCTTTGGGCCAGGCCGCCCAGCTCGCCGCAGTCGTGGGCGGTTTCGCGCACGACGTAGCCATAGTGGCGCAGCAGCTGGACGATCTGATCGAGGAAGTGGCGCCCGCGCGTGGCGATACGCGGCACGTTCTCGAACAGGATGACCTCGACCGGGTCGTCCTTCCAGGCCTCCAGGCACAGCCAGATGCCGCGCAGCGTCAGTTCGTTCAGCGCCTGGTACTTGGCGGTCAGGCTGCGCGCGTGAGACAGCAGCCCCGAAAAACCCTTGCACGGCGCCGACAGAAACAGGATGTGCGGCCGCAGGCCACCAGCAGCGGCGCGGACGTCAGCCGGCAAGGCCTCGACCCAACCCGCCGGCGGCTCATGGCCATGGAATGCGATGTACTGGTTGCGGCTGAACATATCCCGCACCGTGCAGCGCACGCCCGTGAATTTCTCGAAGTCCGCCGCGCCGGCCGGATCCACGTCGATCCCGCCCAGGCAGACCATCTCGCCCTCAAGGCCAGGAATGGCGGGCTTTGCGTCCTGCATGCCGGCCGCGCCGATGCCCGACCCGGAAAAGACGCCGAAATGGTTGATTCTCGATTTGGCCATGGCGTCATGCGACCGTGTTGGCGCGTGCGCGCACGTACCCGATCGCGCCGAAAGCATGCTGCTCCAGCACGGCGCGCGCGTACTCGGCTTTGGTCTTGCCGCTCATCGTGGCCAGCGCCGCGATCGCGTCGTAGAGGTCGCTGGTGCAGGGGACGTCCAGCCGTTCGGTGCACTTGCCACCGGCAGAGGATTCGGCGGGGCGGGATTCCAGGGTATGCAGGGTCGGGTTGCTCATGGGTTACCTATCGGATATTGCTCGGCTGGGCCTGGCGCGCTGCGGCGGGCACAATGCCGGCATGCAGTCAGCTCAAGGGGAAGAAGAAAAGGCGCCGATGACCACGCGCAGGCGGCCGGCGGCATCGAAAAATCGGATGCAGGTGGCGGTTACGTCGACGCGGCCGGCCAAGTCGACGCCCAGCACCACGGGCGCGGGCGGCCGCAGGTCCGGCAGGCACATTGCGAGCGGCGTCGAGGCCAGGCCCAGCAGCAGACGGCGGCGGGCTGGCGACGCGACCGCGACGGAGGGCAGCTTTTCAGGCATCGCATCCTTCCCGCCGGGCGTTCCCACGCAACGTAGAATCGGAGGCTCCTACACCGCCCTTTCCTACGTTGGGGGAACTCTCGATGAGCAAGGAAATAGTCGTCATGCTTCACCCGGAGACGTTGACGCACCGAATGCTCGCGGCAGCGGCGACGCTGCTTGGCAAAAACCCACTGCAGCTTTATCCGGAAACGACGGGCCGGCCAGCGGCGCTGCAGGTGAAGTGCACACAGGTCGGGGCCACGGACTATGGTCTGGTCCGCCTTGTGCTGGGAGAGGACGGCCAATCGCCTGCGGTATCGGTGCGACCGGAGTTACTGATAGCAGTGTTCGATTCGGACGACCGCCTGCCAGCTGGCTTCCTGTCGGACTGAGCGCCCGACTGCGCCGTTCCTTCTCGATCGCCGCCTCGACTTGCCCAACGAGGCGTGCAAACGTGGCCGCGTCGTATTGGCGCATCGCACGGATGAATCGGGTGGCGGTGCTAGACATAGCTCGCCCCGTCATATGCGAGTGCGCCCGTATGGGCGGCCAGCTCCCTCCGACTATGATTTGCCCACCCACTGAGCAATTCATTTTGGAAGGAACTGACCATGGAAAAACCGGCACGAGAACTATCGGCCGTAGAGGGGCGCGTCGACGCTTTGACGATCGCATTGCGCGCGATGGTGGCTGTGCTGCCAGAGGAATACGCGAAGGCATTCGCCGCGCAGTTCCAGCACGACCTCGGACGATTCGAGGACATGGTCATGTCGATGCCCGCCCCGGACGACTATTTTGTTGGGCTGCGCAGCGTTCAGGACAAATGGCTCGCTGGCTTTCCCGGTTTTCCTGCGCCAGACGGGAAGTAGCCATTTCGACCATGTCGCGCCAAGTAGGCTCGTCCCCATGCCGGGCATCTTGCCTATTTCGGCTCACAAAGGCGGACAGCCTCCGCCGCGTCGGTCGCCGCCCCTGCAAAAAGCCTAGGAAAGCCTGCGCGTCCTTGAGGATGCCGGCCGCGTCCAGCGGCGTGTTGGCGCCTGCACGGCGTGTCACCGCGAGGTGCAGCGCGAATTCGACCGCCTTGGCGCGGATGTGGGCGTCACGCATGCTCCACCCCCTCGGCCAGGGTAGCGCCGCCATCTCCGGCGGGCCCATCTACGCCGGGCGGTTCGGCCTGGGCTGATGCGGCCTTCCGCTCGAAATAGTCGTGAAGCGCCTGGACGGTCTGCACGCGGGGATTTTTCACCTCTCCGTAGCGCAGCTTTCGCACCGTGCTTTCCGGCACACCAGACCCTTCCGCAACAGCGGGAAGGTCGGGAAATCGAACAGCGCTCAGGCGCGCGAGGACAGATGAAAGAAATGTGGGCTCATTCATGCGCCGCATTTTCAACCCATATTTGGGTTGACGTCAACCCGCATAATGGTTGCGAGGCTTGGCATAGTTCCATTTATGGGTAAAAAATCAGCTGCGGAGGTTGTCGGCGCGAACTTGGACCGACTCATGAGCGAGGCAGGCCTTTCCAACGTCACGCTGGAGAGCCGGCTTTCTCGGCGCGTCACGAAGTCGACCATTGGGCGCATGCGCAACGCGGAAATCAGTGCGGGCATCGACAACGTCGAGGAAGTCGCGCGCGCGTTTGGCTTAGAAGCCTGGCAATTCTTGATCCCTGACGTCTCGGCGGTGCACAAACCACGGCTTGCCGGTAGCACCCCAGCGGAAGCCGGCCCCACTTCGCTGACTACTGCGGAATCGGAGCTGCTCGCATTGTTCAACCAGCTTGACGACGTGTACCGCGCTCTGCTGCTGGCCGACGCCAAGAAGTATCTGCAAGTGCAGCAGCCTGCCGTCAAAAGTTCCACAACCAAGAGGGCTAGTTCGTCCTAGCATTCGGCTGGTCTGGTCGAATGGAAAAAAATTTGGCCCCCTTGAAACAAAAATGGACCAAATATGAGCAGATTAATAGTCACTTTCTGCGCGTCGCTTTTCGTAGCGGCCCTTTCGGGCTGCTCGTCCAGCCCTTCCGCCGCCGACCAAAAGCAAGCAGCATTCACAGAATGGCGACAGGCTGCCGGCACCCGGGAGGCCCGCGGCGAATTGTCCCGAGTCGACATGCTGAAGGAAATGTACGCTCTGCTCGCCAAGGAGCCCATTTCGGTGTCCGACGTAGCCGGGATGAGGTGGGCCAGTTCAGACATCACGACGCTTGAAGCCTTGCAAGCAGGCAAGATCGACCGGATTGAAGCGGAAAGCCGATTACGCGCGAGCGAGATTGCCTGGAGGGCCGAGGTCGCGGACCGCGAGTTGGCATCTCGGCCCGCCACCACGCGATGTGTCACATGGCAAGGGATAACTCAATGCGCCACCCGGTGAACTTGCCCGCCTTGCTGGCCCGTACCGTTATGCCGGCTGTTGTTGCCGGTGCTGCCCTGACCGTGTGCCCCTACGGATTTGCCACAGGGATTGAGTTTGTCGACACGCCCAGGTCGACGCAGGCAGGTGCGCCGCAGCCGATCGGCCCCGCCTTTCGCCTTTCAGACTCAGAAAGCCCCGCAGCAAAAAAGCGCAGAGAACAGAGCGAGGATGTTAGATCCGCCTGTCGAAAAGAAGCGGCATTGACTGCGAAAACCGAATTGGGGGTGCGCGTGCTACTTGAAGAATGCGAGCGCGAGCACAAGAAGCGCATGGACGAGTAGCGCGCCCCGCCCCGCCACAAGCGGGGAATTTTTTCGCCCTAACAACCCGTTTATGGGTTGACTAACCCGTTTTTGGTCTGTAAATTTCCTTCCGTCGACCCATTTGTGGGTCATAAGAGACGAGAGGAAGCCATGCTTTCCACGCACGCGGCACCCACCACCATCAGCCAGGCGGCAAACGCCGACAGCTACTCGCTGGTCCACCTTGCGCCGCCGAAGCTCTCCGACGCCGACGTTCTCAGCGTCCTCTGCGACCTGTTCGCCGGCCGCGCCGCTACCGCCTTCGGCGAGTCCTTGGAGTGGTGGGCGGAGACGTTTCAGTGCGACCTGGCCGCCAAGGCCGCCGGCGGCGTGGTGCTGGCGGCGATCAGCAAGTGGCCCTTCGACCAGCGCGCCGGCGCCGAGGGCGTTCAGCAGCTGCAGGCCGCACTGGTCAAGCGCGCCCGCCAGATCCTGGCCCGCGGGGTGCAACCGTGACCGGCGCCCTGATCCTCGTTCCCGTCGCCTATGTCATGGCGCGCGGGATCGACTTCATCGCGGCCGTCCTGCGCCGCACCGATCCCTGGAGCCCGACCGTATGACGATCCAAGTCCTTGGCGTCGACCCGCGCAGCCGGAGCAAGACTCAGCTGACCGCGCCCGCCCCCCTTCCCTACGTTTCCCGCCGCGCGTTGGCGCGCGTGCGCGATCGCATCGAACCGCCCAAGGCGTGCCACTGCTGCGGCGGCCCGGTGAAGCTGACCAACAACCGTGACATCTACGGCGGGCAGTCCTTTGGCGCGTGGCCTTATGTCTACCGGTGCGCGCAGTGCCAGGCCTACGTCGGCCTGCACCCTGACACGGACCTGCCGCTGGGCATCATGGCCACCAAGGCGACTATCCAGGCGCGCAAGGTCGCCAAGGCCGATTTCCTGGCGCTGGTCGGCGAACGGTATGCAGGAAAGCAGAGCGCCGCCTATGCCTGGCTCGCGCGCGCTCTGGCCATTTCGCCGTCCATCTGCCATTTCGGCATGTTCACCGAACAGCAGGCCGGCCGCGCCGGCGAAGTCTGCCGTCTCGCACGCGAGGCGCGCCAATGACCGCCGCCACCATCTGGGTGCTGTTCGCCTTCTTGCCGGCCGGCCACGACCGCCCGCCGGTCATGCGCATCGAGCGGTTCGAAACCGCTGCGGAATGCGAGCGCGTCCGCGCGATCTTCCCCCGAAACATCACCACCGTCTTTACCTGCCTGCCCAGCCGCCAGATCCGCGCAGGGCAGCGCCAGCCCCTGGAGCCCCGCCAATGAAGCCCACCCGCAAGCTGGTCCGCGCCGACGGCACGGACACCGAATTGCACGGCCCGCACGCGCTGATCGACGTCCGCCAGCTCATCGGCGCCGACGCCCTCGAGATAGTCAGCCTCGGCCAGCGCCAGCACGCCATGCTCATCGACCTGTCGGCCGACGCCAAGGGCCTGCCGGTCAACGCCGCGGCGTCCCATCTGTACCAGGCTGCGCGCGGCGAGCCGCGCCCCATCCACGGCGACGTCGTGATCGTGCCTGACACCGACTACGCGAGGGAAGCATGACCACGATCAACGACGGCGGCGCGGCCTTCCCCCTCAGCCGCACCAGCAGCGTCAGCAAGAACTACGAGGGCATGACCCTGCGCGACTACTTCGCCGCCAAGGCCCTTTCCGGTCTGGCTGGCCGCAAGTTTCACAAGGGCGACCGCGAGGAAGGATACGCGGAATGGGCGGCCTCCATGGCCTATGAGTTCGCCGACGCCATGCTGGCGGCGCGAGGTGACCAATGATCCGCCGTCTCCGCATCGTCTGGCGCCGCGCGCGCCGCACGGGCCGCGACCTGGACGCGGCTTCCTACGCAGCCGGGATCGTCGGCGGCGTGATCTTCCTGGCCGCCATGACGGGCGTGCTGGGCCCCACGCTCGACGCCCCGCGCCACCACCAGGCCGGCGCCGAACGCCACGCCTCTCGCTGAACGAGCTGCTGACATGGAACCCAAGATTTTCACTGTCCGCGCCTCCAGCTGGGGCCGCCTGTTCGACTGCGCTCACGCTTGGGAAGGCACGCACATCCTGGGCATGAAGAAGCCCGCCGGCGTGCGCGCGCTGCTGGGCACCGCCGTGCATGCTGGCACGGCCGCGTTCGACCGCGCCCGCCTGGACGGCACGGACTGCACGCCCGACGATGCCGCCGGCGTCCTGGTCGACGAGCTGCGCAACCCTGCCCAGGAAGTCGACATGGCGCAGGACGGCCTGTCGATCGACGAAGCCGAGCGCATCGCCCTGGTGGTGCTGGTCAAGTACTGCGCCGAAATCGCGCCCCGCTTCGAGTACATCGACGTCGAGACGACGCTGGACCCGCTCAATATCGATTGCGGCAACGGCATGACGGTGCGCCTGACCGGCACCATGGACCGCGCCCGCGTGGCCGCGACCGAGGGCGGCATCGTGGTGCCTGACGTCAAGACTGGCACACGCGTCCTGGTCGACGGCAAGGCAGTGACCCAGGGCCGCGCCGCACAGACGGGCACCTACCAGCTCATGTACGAGGCCACCAAGAAGGTCACGACGGTGGGATCGCAAATCATCGCCCTGTCCACCGGCAGCCGGCCGGCCGCGGCCGTGAGCCCCATTTTCGACGCCCGCCGCGTGATGGTCGGCGAGCCCGACAAGCCCGGCCTGCTCGAACACGCTGCGGCGATGTTCCGCACCGGCCTGTTTCCCCCGAACCCCTCCAGCGTCCTGTGCAGCCCGAAGTACTGCGCGCGCTGGTCGTCCTGCCTTTTCCGATAACCAGAGGAGCCCCGCATGTCCCTTCACCCCGTCAGCCGCGACGTGTTCGTCCGGCGCACCGATCAGGCCGGCAAATCGGTCGTGACCCAGCACCTGGCCTGGGATCCCGCCCAGTTCCTGGTCAGCCAGGTCGAGCAGTACCACCGCGACGCCAAGCCCGAGGAGCGCCAGACCGTCGCGCTCGCCACTGCCGCGGAGTACCGCGACTACCGCAACAGCCACAAGCAAGGACGCTGATTATGACTCAGACCACCACCGTTCAGAGCCTGCGCGCGGCGCCCGAAGCTCAGATGCCTGTCGTCGCTCCCGGATTCGGCAGCTTGCAGAGCTTCGAGCTGATGCAGCGCGCCGCCAACCTTCTGGCCAGCAGCACCCTGGTGCCGGCGCAATACCGCAAGGTCATCGAGAAGCTGGACAAGTACGGCAACGTCAAGGAATCGCGCGAGAACCCTAACGCACTTGCGAACGCCGTTGTGGCGCTGAACATGGCGCAGCGCATGGGCGCCGACCCGCTCATGGTCATGCAGAACCTTTACATCGTCGAGGGCCGCCCGTCCTGGTCCTCGCAATGGATCATCGCGGCCGTCAACGGCTGCGGAAGGTTCTCCCCGCTGCGCTTCGATATCAAGGTCCTGGGCCCCAAGGCCATCGACTACAAGTCGACCTACTGGGAAGCCGGTGAGCGCCGCAGCAAGGTCGAGAAGGTCGAAATCGTCGACAAGGTCTGCGTGGCCTGGGCGATCGAGAAGGAAACCGGCGAGCGCCTGGAATCGCCCGCCGTGTCGATTGAAATGGCGGTGCGCGAGGGCTGGTACACCAAGACTGGCAGCAAGTGGCAGACCATGGACGAGGTCATGCTGCGTTACCGCACGGCCAGCTTT